GCGTTGCCATGGCGCCGGCAACCTTGCGCAGGTTGATAAAGTTTCCTGTCCAGAAAAACTCATCAAATCGCAGGTGGCCGGTGTACGACTGCGCCGTCGCCGCCGACGTCCCGAGAAAATGCAGCTCCGCGCCGTTTGACAGCGTGATTTGCTCACCGCCTTTAAGTTCGACGTCCACCTCCTCAGCCGCTTTGCGGATGAAGTTGCGGAACTGGAGCGCCTGCTTGCGGGATGCTGACAGAAAAATTTGGTTGCGCTGGTAGTCGTGCTTAACGTCCGTTCTCAGTGCGCCCAGCAATGCCTCGCGTGCAAAGTACCAGGTTGCCCCAATCTGCCGCGATTTGAGGATCATCCGGTTACGCTGATCGCGCTGCTCATACCAGCCGCGCTGGTGCCATGCGAGAGAGTCGAGAATTTTTGAGCGCAATGCCTCGATCTGCTCCTCGGAGAAGTGATTTTTCTTCTTGCGACGACTGGTTTTTTTAACGCCGGTGGTAGTGGAGGCCTGCCCGGTATCCAGCTTTTTCAACTGCCGGGTTAACAGATCAATCTCTTTGAAATCGCCACTGGTTTTATTGTCTTTCGCGCTCAGCTGGCAGAGACGGGTATCAATGGATTGCGTCACCCGTTTGATGGGCGTTGTATCATCCCATGCGTCGCGCTTTTTCCACGAATAAACCGTGTTTGAGTTGATACCCATTAGTCGCGAAATTTCGGCAGGCGGGTAACCCTGCCAGTAGAGCTGCTTTGCCCTCAATCGAATAAACGCATCCTGAATCATCACTTCCCCCTTTTGAGCAGGGAGATTACCTGCGCGCGATCCCCGCGGCTCGGGCTTTCAGGTCTGACCGTTCTCCGACAACAAAACCGCGTGGCGCGTGGCTTTCAGGCTCTGCGATGATGCAGCGACTGACATAAATCAACAGGATAAAACGACATGGCCAGCACGACTAAACCCGCCCGCAAAAAGTTTCGCGTTGCGGTTTCCGGCGCCACCGTTGACGGGCGCGAGATCCAGCCGCAGCACCTCCGCGATGCAGCGGCGAGCTACAACCCGGACGTTTACGGTGCCCGCGTCAACGTGGAGCACTATCTCTCTATGCTCCCTGACAGCAATTTCGGCGCCATGGGGGATGTTGCTGCACTGAGCGCGGAGGATATCACCGAGGGGCCGCTGGCCGGTCGTACGGCGCTTTATGCCGAGATCGACGCGTCGGCACGAATGAAGCAGCTCACCGATGAAGGCAAAAAAATCTATTCCAGTATTGAGCTGCATCCGCAGTTTGCACTCAACGGCAAGGCGTATGTGGTCGGACTGGCGATGACGGACACACCGGCGAGCCTGGGAACTGAGCGCCTTAAATTCGCCGCCCAGCAGCGCGCGCAGGTGATGGCCTTCAATAACCAGCAGATTGAGGCGCCGCTGTTCTCAGATGCGCTTGAAGCTGAAGTGATCGAACTGGCAGCCCAGCGCGGCGAGGAGGGAGTTAACTGGTTCAACCGCGTGATGGGCATCCTTGGTAAAGGCCAGAAAACGGACGATCAGCGCTTCAGTCAGCTGCATCAGGTTGTTGAAGCCGTTGCTCAATCTCAGGCCGACCAGATCGACCGGTTCAGCGCGCTGGAGCAGGAACGCCAGCAGGACAAAACCACCATTCAGCAACTGACCAGCGAACTTAACGAGCTGCGCGGTCAGCTCCAGCTCCAGCCCGCAGAAAATTACAGCGCACGACCGGCGGCAACCGGCAACGGAAGCGCGCAGCTTGCAGACTTCTAAGAGGTAACCATGGAAAACCAGACCCGCGAACTATTTGATAATTACATTGTGCGACAGGCGCAGCTGAACGGCGTTTCACCTTCTGCTGTGACCAAACGTTTTAACGTCGATCCGACTATTCAGCAAAAACTGGAACAGGCCGCCATGGAGTCGGATGACTTTATGAAGCAGGTCAATCACTTCCCTGTGAAAGAGCAGGAAGGCCAGAAAATAAAGATCGGCAGTAAGGGGCCGATGGCAAGCACCAATAACAGCTCGGACGGTACCAATCGCCGCAACCCGGCACCGAACCATAACAAAGAGCCGCAGAACTACCACTGCCGCAAAACCAACTATGACTATGCGCTTTCGTATGCGGAGCTGGACGCGTGGGCCGGTCATCCTGAATTTCAGTCATTAATCAGTAATGCGATGGCTCGTCAGCTGGGGCTGGATCGCCAGATGATTGGCTTTAATGGCACGCATTACTCTGAAAACTCCGACCGCACAACCTATCCGTTATTGCAGGATTGCGGCGTTGGCTGGCTGCAAAAAATCCGCAATGAGGCGCCGCAGCGCATTATGCCGGGTATCACGCTGACCTCCCGCGATGAGAATAACGCAGTGATTGCGTCAGGCACCTACGGCAATATTGATGCCGCCGTGCTCGATGCACGTCACAGCCTGATGGATCCCTGGTTCCGCCGCGCTCCCGGTCTGGTGACTGTGCTCTCGTCCGATCTGCTGCTGAAAGTGAACCTGCCAAAAGTGAACGCGCTCAGCCAGACCAATCCGAATACCGAACTACTGGCCGCGCAGCTCATTGTCAGCCAGGAAAAGATCGGCGGCCTGCCGACGGTCTTTGTCCCGGGCATTCCTGAAGATGTCGTGCTCATCACCAACCTGAAAAACCTCTCTGTGTACTACCAGAAAGGCTCCCTGCGTCGCTCTATCCGGGAAGAGCCGCACTACAACCGCGTGGCGACTTACCAGTCCAGCAATGATGACTATGTCATTGAAGAGTACGGCATGATTGCCATGATCGACGGCGTGACATTCGCCTGATAATCCCCATCACATGGCGGGCAGCAAGCCCGCCCAGGAGAATGAACCCATGCTGACACCGGCACAAAGACACTTTCAGAAGGTCATGGCAGAGAGGCGGGGCATCAGTGATGAGCGTGACGCGGAGACGCGCACCGCGCATGAGCAGATCCTCTTTCGCCTGCATATGCATAAATCTTCGCTAAGCCAGATCCAGTCCCGCCAGGCGAAGGCCGCTGTAAAGGCCAGCATCCTTCCTGAGTTTCAGGGATGGATTGACGGCACGATCGAGGGCGACAGCGGGCGCGCGGATCCGGTCATCACTACGCTGATGGTATGGGCGGTGGACTGCTCCGATTATGCGCTGGCGCTGCGTATTGGGCGCTATGTCGTTAAGCATGGCCTGAGCATGCCGGATGACAACTATCGCCGCCCGGCACCCACGGTGCTGACCGAAGAAATCTGCAATCCCATTCTGAACCTCGCCACCACGGACGCCGGAGCCGATTTGTCAGGCTATATCGCCATGCTGGACGAGCTGGCAGAAATTGTGGTTGACAGTGATATGCCGGATGAGGTCCGCGCGAAGCTGTGCAAGGTGAGGGCGTTTTGCCGTCGCGACACGGAAGACGCGGAAACAAAAGGCGAAGCGCTGAAACTCTTCCGGGAAGCCATGAGCCTGAACCCGGGCGCAGGCGTGAAACGGGAGATCGCTTCTCTGGTCAGCGCTTTGAAAAAGGCGCCGCAGACGAGCACGGCGAGTGGTGATGCGGAAGATGAGACTTCATCCAGCAATACAGCGGCAACCGAAACACCCGCAGCAGAAAAAGCAACACGAACGCGCAAGCAGACGAAAACGGCGGCCGGCACTCAAAAAGCCACCCGCAAAACGGCGGCAAAAAAGACAACGAAAACCGCCACAAAGTAAACGCCTTAGCGTAATGAACTGGCCCCGCGCCACAGGCGGCGCGCCCGGCGATCTGCCCGTAATGCGGTCTTTTTACCGGACGCCCACCGCCTGACCTACCGGAGAAACGACGATGAGTTTTATCGCACAGCGCCCCGTCAGACCTGCTGAAAGTGATGTGACAGACGTGGACGACGGCGGCGCACAGATTGCCATCGGCACTTTCTGGCCGACGGTAAAACTCCACGATCTGCGCCTGGCTGCCCGCATCGCCGGTGACATTACAACATCCCGATTAATGCATATGGCAACGGAGGCCGCGCTGCATGTCGCGGATCAATTGAAGGACTGGCGCAAGCAAAGGGAAGCGGAAGGCGCGGAGTCACTGGCTTCTGTACTGCTGACTTCCGCCGGTGAACCTGTCGAGCAGATTAACGGCGAAAGCGCAAAAGTTTATCGCTTCCGACGCGCGGTCTACTCCTTCACGCGCGCCAGCGTACTGGAAGGTTACAGGGACGTCGGCACCACGCCAAAGGGCGACAAGGATGCGGAGGCCCTGGACAGGCAGATCGACGATCTATGGCGGGACGGGCGCTGGAGTATCGCTGACATTCGGGAAGAAGCCCGTATCTATGCGGAGCTGTTCTGATGAAAGTCAGGGCGTTGCAAAACGACACGGTTGATCAGCTCTGCTGGCGTCATTACGGCAAAACCGCAGGTGTCACGGAGAAGGTGCTCGAAGCCAATCCGGGACTGAGCAACCAGATATTTTTGAATGCCGGGCAGGAGATCGAAATGCCCGTGATAACCAGCGAGGTGGAACGGGTAACCGTCCAGTTATGGGAATGACTCTGGATCGTATTAACGAATATTTTGCGTTTGCAACATCCGCCCTGGTGACCGGCGTGGGCGTGATGACCGTCAGCGAAAAGCTGGCGCTGGCTGGACTTCTTCTGGGGATTGTTTCCGCCGTCCGGCTGGCGATTCACCGCCGCCGCATTGAGCAGGCCAGCCAGCGCCGTAACGATTTGATCGAGCAGATTCTCCGCCAGGCGGAAACTCGCAACCTGTCGGACCGCGAGCGGCAACTGCTGGAGCAACTGCACGGAGACAAACCTGCATGAAGAACATCATCAAAAAATGTTCGATTGCGGTGATTGTGGCCCTTGGTATTTCGCTGGCGCCCGGGAGCGTCAGAACGTCGAAAGAAGGGCAGCAGAAAATTGCCGGTTGGGAAGACTGCCGCAGTACGCCTTATTACTGCACGGCGGGTGCTCTGACCATTGGTATCGGCTCTACGGGCGGCGTGGAAAACCGCGAATACAACAACCAGGAAATAGCGCGGCGCTGGATCAACGATCTGCAACGGGCAGAAAACTGCATCAATAACAATTTCCACGGCGCCGACATGCCGCAGCTCACCTTTGAGGCCATGACGGATGCTGCGCTAAATCTGGGCTGCACCGGGCTGATGTGGTTCACCGATAAAAACGGACGCAAGCAGAGGACCACGATCTGGAAGTATGCCCAGGCCAGGCAATGGCCGCAGATGTGCAACAGGCTGACTGATTTTGTCAATGCGGGCGGTAAGCGCTCCCCCGGGCTGGTTAACCGGCGCAACGATTTTAAAGCCTGGTGCCTGCTGGGCCTGAGTACGCCGCCATGAGGGCGGGCAGTGTGATTGTAATGCTTGTCCTTCTGGCCGCTGTCTGGTGGCAGACCGACCAGCTGAGCGAGGCCCGGACCCGCAACAAGCAGCTGACCGAAACGGCGACCGGTTACGACCAGGTTATCCAGGAAGTGAAGGCGACCGCCATACAAACCCATAAGTTACTGGCAGAGGTGAAAGTCCGTGAGCAACAGCGTAATGCAGAAGGGGAGCGCCGACGTGAAGCCATGCAGGCCGCGATCAATGGTGACACGTGCGCTGCTGCTCCTGTTCCTGACGTTATCAGCCGCAGCCTGCAAAAACGCACCGCCCGCGACGGTCATTCAGCTGAACCGTGAACCCGTCCCGGAGAGCCTGACCGAAGAGACGCCGCGCCCGGCGCTGGATGAGCCGGTGACCTGGGGCGCGGTGGCGATCTTCAGTGACAGGCTGATGGATGCACTTGATGCCTGCAATGCTGACAAAGCGGCGATCCGCCAGTGGGACAGCCTGCGCCAGAACCCCCGTAAGGAGCCATAAATGCTGAAGATAAACACACTCCGCGCCGCCATTGAGAAAGCAAACACCTGGTGCCGGGCGAACCCGGAGGCCTGGACGGTGTTTGTTGAAGAGGGTGGCATTGAAACCACCGGTGAAACGCCGTCATTCATGTACCGCTATTCTCTGGTGCTGTTCGTCATGAACTACGCCGGGAGCATTGACGACTTCACGCTGCCGCTGATGGCCTGGCTCTGGTTTAATCAGCCCGATCTACTGCTGAACCCCGATAAAAACCAGCAGATTAAATTCACCACGCTGATAAACAACGACGACACTGCCGATCTGATGTTTGAGCTGCCGGTGCGTCAGCGGGTACTGGTGCAACTGGATGAAAACGGCGTGCCGTATGCCGAGCATTTGCCGGAGCCGCGCCCCCGCGTGCTGGTCCCTCACGCCTCTGGCTGGGGACTGGTATTTGAAGGCATGCTTCAGGAGGCCGGAGCGTGAGCGATCGCATGTTCAGCGAGCTGGAGCAGGTCTTTCAGGACATTCTCGATGGCGTCAGCCCGGCGGGGCGCACCCGTACCGCGCGCAAAATTGGCCTGGCAGTGCGCCGCAGTCAGCAGCGTCGCATAGCGTCACAGAAAAACCCGGACGGTAGCGGCTATGCCGTGCGCCGCCGCAAAGTTTACCGCACCCAGCAGGGGATCAAGTTCGTCTGGAATAACGAGGTGCGGGCGCTGAAAAACTGGCGCGGCGGGCGCGGGAAATATGGCCGGACAATCACGGGCTTTGACGAGAAGCGCCGGGATATCCGCACATTTTACCGGGCCGATATCGAGCGCTATCTGGAAATCAAAACACAATCAGCGACGCAGACGGAGACAAAAAAAACGCCGATGTTTACCCGCCTGCGCACCCTGCGTTTTATGAAAGTCAGGCCGGACGCGGGCGGCGTCACCGTAGGATTTGACGGCATTGCTGCGCGCATTGCCCGTATTCACCAGTATGGCCTCCAGGATGAAGTTGGCCCGGGCGCTTACGCGCAGTACCCGGCGCGAGAGCTGCTGGGCATGACTCCGGCAGACCTGATCGCTACTGAAAACGCCGCTATCAGCAGCCTGGGAGGTGCGTAATGAATGCCGAGCTGATGCGCCTGCTGGAAAACATTCTGCGCCAGGGCGTCGTGGAGCAAATCAGCGCCGACAAGAAAGCGGTGCGCGTTCGCTCTGGCAGACTGCTGACCACCTGGATCCGCTGGAACGTCACCCGCGCTGGGGCTTTCAGCATCTGGCTGCCGCCCTCCATAGGGGAGCAGGTCTGGATCGGTTGCCCGGGCGGCAACCCTGAAAACGCGTTTGTGATTGGCTCTGCATACAGCGCAGATAATCCGCCAACGGGCAGCAGCCTGCTGGAAATCAGCATCACCGCACCGGATGGCGCGCGCCTGCATTACGACGCCGCCGCCGATGCCGGAGCACTGTCCGTGACCGGTATTAAAACTGCGAATATCCAGGCAGAGACCCGCGTCACGCTTGACACGCCGGAGGTGGAATGCACGGAACACCTCAAAACGCGAACTTTCGAACTGACCCACGGCGGCACGATGGCCGGTGATGTGTTCCATTCCGGCGGCGTGTTGCAGTCAAACGGGATCATCGTACACGAACATAAACACGACGGCGTGCAGTCTGGCGGAAGTACCACGGGAGGCCCGCAATGACAGCCAGTTATACCGGGATGAACCCGGAAGGCACCGGCGTGCTGACCGATCACGATCAGCTCTGGCAGTCCGTGACAAAAATCCTCACCACGCCAACAGGTTCGCGTGTGATGCGCCGGGAGTTTGGCAGCGCGATCCCTGATTTGCTCGATGCGCCGCAGAACGCCGTTACCCGCATGCAGCTGATGGGTGCCGCCGCTATTGCGCTGGCGCAGTGGGAGCCGCGGATCAGTCTGACCACCGTCAATGTGGTGTTTTCAGAAACAGGCGCGGTGACCGCCGAGCTGAGCGGAACCATCACGGAAACCATGACAGAAACCAGCAATACCATCAGGTTAAGGAGCTAGTGTGCAAACGTCCGTCGATTTATCTCAGATCCCGCAGCCTGATATCGTCGAGGTGCCCGATTTTGAAACGGTGCTGGCTGATATCCGGGCGCTTATTGTGGCGGCCATGCCTGCGGAACTTCAGGCTTCTGTGTCTGCTGCGCTGTTGCTGGAATCTGAACCGATGGCGGCACTGGCTCAGGCCTTCACCTATCGCGAGATCCATCTGCTGCAACGCATCAATGAAGCCGTTCGCGCGGTACTGCTTTCCAGCGCCCTGGGGGCGGATCTCGATCAGGTCTCGGGTAATTTTGACACTGAACGTCTGCTGATTACTGAAGCCACCGACGAGGCGGACGCCGTATACGAAAGCGACGAAGAGCTGCGCGCCCGCACGCTGCTCTCATGGGCGCGCCTGAGCACGGCGGGCGCCCGTAATGCCTATCACTACTTTGCGCGCGGCGCTGATGCGGATGTGCTCGACGTGCGCGCCTATGGCCCGGAGACGCATGATCAGGAGGGCCGCGTTTTCCTTTACGTGCTATCACGCACCGGGGATGGATCCGCCCCGCAGGCGCTGCTCGATAAAGTCCTGGCGGCGGTAAACCCGGAAGACGTGCGCCCGATTACGGATTATGTGGCTGATTACGTCCGTTCCGCTGTGATAGTGAATTATCAGGTGGTTGCTGACATTTACGTCCCTTACGGCGTGGACACCGCCACGGTGCTGGAAAAAGCCACCGCAGCACTGAACGAATACACCGCCTCAGTGCATCTTATCAACGCCACCGCTGCACGGTCGGGCATAGACGGGGCTCTGCATCAGGACGGCGTTGTCACCGTCGATTTGCATTCACCGGCCGCCGACGTCGTTGCGACGATGGGCGAAGCGCCTCATTGCACCTCTGTGAAAATCAATCTTGTGGTGATGGACTATGACCGCTAATTATCCCGCCAGCATTCTGCCACCAAACGCAACCACCGTGGAGCGGGCCATCGACAGGGCCAGCGCCGCCGCACTGGAGAGGTTGCCGGTATATCTGATCCGTTGGGTGAAGGATCCTGACAGCTGCCCGCTGGCGCTTCTGCCGTGGCTGGCGTGGGAATACCAGGTTGATACCTGGAATATTAACTGGTCAGAACAAAAGAAACGCGATGCGATCAAGCGCGCCCACTATATCCACCGCCATCGCGGGACGGTCGCCGCCGTCCGTCATGCCCTGGTGGACAGTCCTTTTGGGACGGATATTGTTGAATGGTTCAATCAGAACCCGAAAGGGGATCCGTATACCTTTCGCCTGAACGTGTATCAGAACGATTTGCCGGTGACGGAATACGACCAGCAGGATCTGAAACTGGCGGTGCTGCGCGCCAGGAACCTGCGCAGTTGGTTTTCCGTTCATGTATTTGGCCGACTTCAGGGAACCTCATATGCGGCCGGTTACATGTACGCCTCGGAGAAAATCACGCCGCGCTTTGTCCCGTTGCAGGTGATTTTATCCCGCTACGAGCTGAATCTGGCCCCTGGTGACGCGGAAACGGTCACGGTGACCATCCTCCCTGAATACGCGGAAGATAAAACCTTTACGGTAACCACGTCGGATAAAACAATCGCGACTGCCCGAATTGTCAACGGCGCTATTCTGGTTACGGGCGTGAAGCGGGGCACCTGTTCGGTCACCGTCACGACGACTAACGGCGTCAGCGCGGTGATCAACGTGAAAGTGGTCGCGGTGATGAAGTTCATCACCCGCATCGACAATGCAAGCCGTCCGTTGTTCTACGTGCGCATGGATGAGGATTTTACTATTGATTATGGCGACGGAACAGACAGCCGGGAATACCGTTTTGATGCTGCCAGTGCTGTGTACGGCTGGGTTATTCCGACGCGTGACGTTGTAGAGGGAGAAGAGTACACAATAACGGTCAAGAACACAGAAACCGCCAGTTTCCAGCGCACGTCGGGTAACGTTTCAGTGACGTTGAACCCCGTACAGGAAATCATTCTTTTGACTGGAGATAGAGACAATCTTGTTTCTTTCGCGAGTGGCGCAACTGGCCTTTACAAGGTCCACGCCGGGGCTTTTGACGATCTGCCAAATATCCAGAAATGTACCTCCATTTTCCGGGGCTGCTCGTCGCTGACTGAACTGCCAGAGGGTTTATTCGCGCGGTTTACTGGTGCCACAGATTTCTCGGCGGCGTTTTATGGCTGCACAGCACTGGCTGCTGTTCCTGATGGGCTGTTCAGCGAATTATCGCAGGTGACGCTATTCACCTCGGTGTTTGAGAACTGCACACGCCTGCTAAGTGCTGGCAAAAACACATTCCGGGACTGTGCTGCTGCGACGCATTTCACCAGTGCGTTTTCGGGATGCACATCCCTTATTGATACCGGGACGGGCATTTTTGACGGGTGTGTCAGTGGCAATAACTTCGGTTATACCTTCGATGGATGCCGTGCGCTGACAACATTGTCAGCAGATTTATTCAGCGATGTGCCTGGTGGCGTCTTTACGGCGATTTTCAGAGGCTGCACGGCGCTGACGCAGCTACCGCCGCGCCTGTTCCGCCACTGCCTGGAAGCTACGCATTTCGGCGGGGCATTCAGTGGATGCACGCAACTGCTTTGTGTACCTGATGAATTCTTTAAGGATTTACCCCTGGTTAACCATTTTGGAACCGTTTTTTCCGGCTGTTCTTCACTGGTAAAAGCGGGAAAAGCTGTGTTTTCTGGCTGTGCGCTTGCGCAAACATTCTCCTCCGCTTTTTACTATTGCCGTGTTCTGGAAGACGTGGGCGATGATATTTTTGAGGGGTGTGTCAGTGCAACTACCTTTG